AAGCTATAGGAGGTCCATTAACTCGTCAAACGAGAATACATACCGGAGTAGCTTCATTATTATCAGTTCCAGGCACGGCATTAGGATTGCACTTTACTCGTCACGGTATTCCATTTGCAAATGAAGTAGCTAGCTATGAAAATGTATCTAAAGTTAAAAATAATTTATTAACATATTCAATAGCTGACATTACAGGAGTAACTCAATTAGGAAACAGATTAATTGGATTGCGTAAACAATTAGGATTGCATACACAATCTGGAGCAACCTTAATTCAGCAAGGAATGCCAATTTTATCATTGTCGGGCTTAGCAGGTCCACAATCTGTGTACGGAATAGGAGTTACGAGTATACGACGTTCAACTCAAACTATATCTAATAGATTAAGTGATATTATAGAAAGAAATAATATTAATCCATTTTCTATTATTGCTGGATATTCTTTAAATAGAGGATATAAAAGTTCTATTACATTTCCTAGCAATCAGTATTTACGTACAGGAGGTAATCCTAGAAAAAGCCTATATAATTTAGGTCTAGGATTATCAGGTTCAACACTTACTCAATCTGTATACGAAAAAAGAGTTGTAGACTCTATTAAAATTGCCAATGAGGAGGCAAAGCGTTTAAATTTTAACCAAACATACGCGGATAATTTACAATACGCATCAGGAGTAGCAAATACTATTTATAAATCGGCTGAAAAGACAAAAGATTCAAATAAAAATACAGCGAGTAATATCGATCTTCAAAATTCTGATAATACTAATGAAAGAGATTCTTTAAAGACTAGATTATCTAAAGTTGATGCTGACGCAACGCCAGGCGCAAAATTAAATTCTACAAACGTAGATTTATCGACAGCTAAAACTCGATCGAGTGTTTATACTACCGCCCCTGCAGCAGATATTAATTCATACGCTACCTTAGCTTATGGCAAGATACCTAAAGATAAGATATCATTTAGAGATTTTCGAAATGATATTACCGCAACAGATAATACTAAAATTTTAGGTACTGGAGTAAACGAAGGAGCGACAAAAGATTATTATGCAAATAATAATTTAGAAAAAAGATATGGATTTAGTAAATCAGCTCCAATAGAAGATACTACTCCTTTAGGTGAAAAGTCATTTAAAGTAAAAGGTAACCAATTTAAACGAAGTGGTAATAGAAAGATATTATCTACCATTGGCTATGGAGGAGATAAAGTTACCGCTTTAGATATTAGCTCGGGGACAACTAAATTAGCTTCTGACCAAGTTTATGAAGCAGGTGTAGGTGAAGATTTAATTAAATTTTTCTTTGAAGACGGTGATCAAGGTTATAACGTAATGCCGTTTAGATGTACAATGACAGGATTCTCCGATTCATTCTCTCCAGGATGGGATAGAATAGATATTATGGGTCGTCCTGACGGAGCTTATTTATATAGCTCATTCGAACGAGCAATATCATTTACTTTTATAGCAGCAGCATTAAATAGGTCAGAAATGATTCCTATGTGGCGTAAATTAAATTATCTAGCTTCATATACAATGCCAGACTTTAATGCCGGAGGAAGACCTTCAGGTCCGTTTATGAGAATTACTATAGGAGATATGTTTCAGCGTACTCCGGGATTTCTTACTTCACTTACATACAGTATTCCTGATGACGCTACTTGGGACACAGCTTCTGATAAAGACAATCCAGATGCAAAGCAATTACCAATGATGGTAGAAGCAAGTGTATCGTTTACTATAGTTTCAGATTACCGACCGCAAATGATGGGCCGTGTATATAGCTTATCGCCGGGTGGATCAAAAGACCCAGCAAAAGCAGGTCAGTGGTTAGCTGACGCTGAAACATAACAATTATATAATTATAGAATATGGCTCGATACGAAAATTATTTATTTACTCACGGCACTTCACTTGACGTTGAAAATAAACGTAGGTATTATACTACATTGATTGACCCTGCTATAGAAAGACTTCCAGATGACATTTATGTTATTTGCAGTCACGGAGAACGATTAGATTTGTTATCATACAAATACTATCAAGATTCGACTTTATGGTGGATTATTGCAGCTGCTAATCCAGAGTTACGAAAAGATTCACTATATTTAGATGCAGGAGTTCAAGTAAGAGTACCTCGAGATTACCAAAGAGTTTTAATTTTATTTCAACAACAACAAACATCTAGATAATGTCATTATTTTTTACAGCAGTAGACGATGCAGTGGTAAAAGCACTAAACGCTAGAAAAGCTTATTATTCATCTGAAGATCGAAGCGCAGGCAATAAAGCTGAACAGGCTCATACATGGTTATTCAAAAAAATGGCATTTGTAACTGCTTCTGCAAAAACTCAAACAGGTAAAACGGCTAATCTTGCAACTCCGACAAGAGGAGGTTTAGGAAGAATTAATGCTAGTGGAAAATCATCCGGAGGATTATATACCGGAGCAGGAAAGCGTAATAAACAAGGAGATAGTAATGCAGTAAGATTTTTACCTAAACCTCATATAGTTTCCTTTAAAATATATAATGACGGAGATATGGGTTCTATAAAAAAATGTGAATTAGCTTTTAGTGTATACAGTTTATCTGATATAGATTTAATGGCTCCGTTTTTTGCAATAGGAGGAGACTTAGGTGTTAGATATGGGTGGAACCAAGCTGGCGCGGCTGGAGGCCAACCAGGAGGATTTCAAGGACAAATTTATAACTTTTCATATTCAGTTAATTCCAGCGGAGGATTCGACTGTATATCATATGGAATGGGTAAAGGTATTAATATATTAAGTGTTAATGCTGATGCTCCAAAAGATGCAAAAGGAGAAAGTACTACAGACGAAGAATTTGCAGATGTAATTAATCACTCTAATAACGTTATTCAAAAAATAAAAAATGATTGTATAATATTAGCAGATACCGTAGTTGACTCATACGATGCAACTTTAGGTATTGGAACTGTTAAGTATGAAACAGATTGGGGTAACCCGGAAGATCGTGAAGAAGATTCTGAAGGGGAGTCGGGAGATCCTGAAACTCAGTATTACGTTTCGTTAGGTAGAATATGTAATTTATTAAATGAATTAGTATTAGAGACTGCCGGCGATGCATTTAAAAATATTAAATTTATTTGTGAAACCGGAGTTAGTAATGGCAATTTTTGTATAGCAAATTTTTTCGCTTCGACAAATCCAGGAGAAGTAATATTTCCGGGAAGAGCTAAATACGGTGATGAAAAAGAATTCACATTTGGAGAGATTGATACGCCAGCATATAACTCAACTATAGTTGATCATAGTTTTTGTATGTTCAATGTTAACTGGTTAGAAAAAGAATTTGCTAAATTAGGTAAGACAACAGTTAAAGGGCAAAAGTCTGCAGATGCAACTATATCAGCTTTGTTAAAATCTTTATTTGATTGTGTATTTGTAAACAGTGCAGGATTTCATAAACTTACGACAATATTAGATCCAGCAGATAAGACTGGAAATAGAATTTTAATTGTAGATGGTACTTATGTAGATAAAACAATTGAACCTTATGAGATAACTGCGGTGACTCAAAATAGTATTTGCCGTAGCGTTTCATTACAGTCAAAAGTACCAAATGAAATGGCAATGGTAGCAATGGTATCAGCAAATTCAGCAGCTGGTAATCAAAGTGGTAATACATTTGCGGCAGTAGAAGCAGGCGACGCTGCTAAAAAAGGGAAAGAAGTGTCAGCGACTCAAAACGCTGCTAATGAAACTCGTGATGCTATGATAGCTATTGGAAGTTCTGGATTGTCAGATGCAAATATTAAATCAGCACAGACTGCACTTAAGTCACTAATATTAAATGTATATAAAGATGCTAACGGAGGACCTTCGACAATTATACCAATTGACTTCAGTTGCGTTTTAGATGGCATTGAAGGATTTATTTTTGGTAATACAATTACATGTAATTATCTACCTTCATCTTATAAACAAGTATCTCCAAAGGGATGTTTTACTATAATGAAAGTAGAGCACAATATTTCTGGAAATGATTGGACAACAAGTATATCAACCGTATTTAGATTAGTACCGTAATAATGGCAGTTAGAAATAAATTATATTATCCACAGTCTCAGATTGTAACCAATCTTCATACTTCAGGTAAGGAGTGGATGACTGAGAGTGGAGAGGAGTATGTAGGATACTATCATAAATATATTGATGGTAAGGTAGCGAGCGGAGCTGTGTATGTAAAGGGTCAATCTGTTACGCTAATTAAATATATTGATCATGCAGTTCAACCTGACAACGCTTTATATAATAGTTTAATCAAAAAAAAATTTACTCCTATATCTCCAAAGCAATCAATTCCTATTCCAATAATAGATGATTATCGAACTGGTAAATTTACTAGATACTTTTTAAGAAGAAGAAATTATTCTACATATGAAGATATAATTGAAGTCAATGAAGCTCAATTTAAACTTTGGAAACGATCTGGGTCTGGAATTGACCAATCACTTTATCAAGGGTTGGAATTGGAATGGAAATTGACAGGGCCATTAAATGATAACACTACTACTATTAATACCGAGTATGGTGTTTACGATACCAATGAAAGGTTGGTGCTACTTAAAGATTATGAAATGACAGGATTAAAAAACTTCTTAACAGATTATATTGAATTGTCTATATATTCTCCATATGTAAGTGACTCTATAAAAAATATATTTGGTTATATTAAATAAATAACTTATATTTACTAGGTTATGAAGATAATAGAAACCATAAAAGAGTTTAATTCATTCCTAGAGCAAAGTAAGGATTATGATTGGTTAATAGTTCCAACCTATTGCAACGGGAGTAGGCCAGTATATACAGACTCGATATCTATTATATATGTGTATGTGCTTAACTTAGATGAAGAAGTACTTATAGTATTCAATCACACTGAAGGGTTATCACTTCCAATAGAATTACTAGAGCAATTTCCTAAAGATAAAAATTTATTCATTTACAACAAAAAGCGATTCAAGAAGTTTTTAGATACTAATAACTTAATTGATATGAGTATGGTTGAATATTTTTATAACAACCAACCAATTGAAGATGACTTTGAAACTTCAGCACACGAATTTTTTACTAGAAATTTTGGTAACTTCAATAATCTAAATACTATCATTCCTATTTCCAAGCACATTGAAAAGGCGCAAGCTATCTCTCAAAGATTTTTAGATGTATTTGACTTTTATCAAAACGATGCTGCTTTTGAAAAGTACAATGGATTGGTGTTAGACTCACTTCAACAAATAGAACAAAATGGACTTTATGCAAATTATGAACAATTCAAAAAGAAATTCACGGAGCAGAGCATATATGATAACTTTGTATATTCTGAATATAATATATACACTACCACCGGAAGGCCTAGTAATCGTTATGGCGGTATTAACTTCGCTGCTTTAAATAAAGAAACAGGACAGCGAGCTCCATTTGTATCTCGATTCGGAGAAAATGGTTTTATGTTATCTTTTGACTATGATGCTTATCACTTAAGACTTCTAGCAGAGTTAGTAGATTATAAATTCCCAGAGAATATATCAGTACATCAATATTTAGGTCAGTTTTATTTTGATAAGACAGTCTTAACTCCAGCAGAGTATTCAGAAGCTAAGTCAATATCATTTAAACAATTATATGGAGGTATAGGTCCTGAGTATTTGGTAATTCCATTCTTTGCAAAAATACATGAATATACTCAATTGATATGGAATCAGTACAGAGAGCAAGGATATATTGAAACTCCTATGTTTGGAAGAAAATTGTTCAAATCATTCTTCACTGAAATGAATGCAGCTAAGCTTTTAAACTACATGCTTCAATCCTTTGAGACGGAAAGAAATATGGCGGTTATACATAACATACTTCTACGTACAAAGTCTTTCTCTTCGAAGCTGATACTTTATACCTATGACAGTTTTCTTTGGGACTTTGACAAGCGAGACGGGGTGGAATTGCTTCGTATAGTAAGAGAGGAATTAGAGCAACAAGGGAAGTATCCAACAAAAATAGAAATAGGACCAGATTATCATAACATGATTACGACAGAAAAAAAGTTTTAGGATATTTATAAATGGTAAAAGAAACTACATACATTGGTATCTCTAATTTGTTTATTCACGACCGAAGAGACATTGAATCATACTTCAAGTATGATTGCAAAAACTTATGAAGTTGTATATAAACGAATATTTGTATTAGCAATACAAGACTCGGAAGAGTTAGTTTGCAGCTTTAATATAGATAAAGAAAACCAAAGAAAGCAATTACCAGGAGCTATGTTAGTACATCGTAAGAAGGACACTAATACGTTATATACTATAAACTCACTAAACGCATTAATCCGATCAGAGAACAATGGGGTATTGGACCTTAAGTTTTCCGTTAATTGGAATAAATTTTCAAACGCATTGTTAGTAACGTCTAATAATGAATTGAAAGTTTTAAAGACAAAAGTATATCAGATTATTAATCTGTAATATATTTATAAGAAATATTTGGTACTTTGAATAAAGTAACTTATATTTAGTTATGTTAGTGTTGAAAATGTAAATTTGACTATTCTAGACAAATTGAATTTGCGTAGACAATTACTAAATACAAATTAATTAATAACAAATAAAAAACAAAAAATCATGGCAATCAATCTCGATGCAATTAAGCAGAAGCTTAACTCGTTACAAAATGTAACACAAAAACAAAACAATTTATGGAAGCCTGAACCAGGCACTCAAGTAGTAAGGATAGTACCTTATCAACACAATAGAGAAAATCCATTCTTAGAACTTTATTTCCATTATAACTTCGGTGGTAAATCTATTTTATCTCCAATGTCATTTGGTCGCCCTGACCCTATTGTGGAATTCGCAGAAAAATTAAAATCAACAGGTAACTCTGATGATTGGAAAGCAGGCAAAAAATTAGAACCAACAATGCGTTGTTATGTACCCGTTATCGTTCGTGGTAAAGAAGCAGAAGGCGTTAAATTTTGGGGCTTTGGTAAATCAGTTTATCAAGAGCTATTAGGATTTATTGCAGACCCTGACTATGGTGATATTTCAGATCCAGTAGCAGGTCGCGACATCGCAGTTGAATTCAAAGCAGCTGACCAGACTGGTAAATCTTATCCAGAGACATCAATTCGTGTTAAACCAAATCAAACTGCAGTAACTGACAACAAAGCTATTTTAGAAAAGCTTGGTAATCAACCTAAAGTGACTGACATCTTTAAAGAGTACTCATATGAGGAAATGACCAAGATGTTGCATAACTGGTTGAATCCTGAAAATGCAGAATCTGAAGAAAAGACCTCAACTCCAGCAAAAGCTTCAAATGCTAATAAATCTTCTATTGAAGAGGAAGCTCCAGTAGCTAAAGTTGATGACGTAGCTTCGGCATTCGATAATTTATTTAATAGTAAGTAAAAACAAGTAACCGAGAGGTTACGACAGGATAATCATGGCAAAGAAAACAGTAGTAGACGAAAGTCAAATGCAAGATGATTTAGCTTCTGTATTAGCCGATAATCTAAATAAGAAATTTAAAAGCTCTAATTATAAAGTAGCTTATTTCTTAGAAGGAGACACAGATGCTCCGAGTGATGTTAATGAATGGATTTCAACGGGTTCCACTATGTTAGATTTGGCAATTTCAAATCGACCTAATGGTGGTCTTCCTGTTGGAAGAATTATTGAGATTACAGGATTAGAGGCTTCAGGCAAATCATTATTAGCAGCCCACGCCTTAGCGGATACGCAGAAGAAAGGTGGGTTAGCAGTTTATATCGATACTGAAAATGCAGTGTCAAGAGAATTTCTAGAAGCCATTGGCGTGAATTTAAAGGATATGTTATACGTACCTTTAGAGACAATAGAAGATATCTTTGATGCTATGGATAGTATTGTAGAGTCTGTTAGGAAAAATTCAAAGTCTCGTATTGTAACTATAGTAGTAGATTCAGTAGCAGGTGCTTCCACTAAACAGGAAATGGCAGCTGACTATGATAAAGATGGTTGGGCAACTTCAAAAGCCATTATTTTATCTAAGGCTATGCGTAAAATTACTAACTTCGTTGGTAGAGAGCGTATATGCTTAATATTTACAAATCAGTTACGTACTCGATTAGGGGTTACGTTTGGAGACCAATGGACGACATCAGGTGGTAAGGCAATTGCTTTTCACGCTTCAGTTCGTTTACGTCTTAAATCAGTAGGTCAAATTAAAATTGCTAAATCGGCAGATCAGCCAGAAGCAGTAATTGGAGCGACAACCAGAGCTCAAGTAGTTAAGAATCGTATGGGCCCGCCTTTGCGTACTGTCGATTATGACATTTATTATGACTCTGGTATTGACGACTTCGGTAGCTGGTTGACAATGATGAAGAATTTCAATTTGGTAACTCAGGCAGGAGCTTGGTATACATACACTAATACAGACACTGGAGAGGTAGTTAAATTTCAATCCAAAGACTTTAAGTCAAAAATAATTGACGATGCTGATATGAAAGAGCAAGTATATAGAACTATATGTGATAAATACATACTCAATTATAAAGCAGGAGAAGACTTTGGTATTGACGATATAACTGTCGATACAGAGTTTGAAGGAGAAGAATCATAAAAGATGAAAGGTTACGCAGATTTACTTAAACAAATCCGCGAAGAGCACGATAAACAGAATTCAGGCCTAGGCAAAGACGATAGAGTCTTAATTGTCGATGGTCTGAATTCGTTTATTCGCGTCTTCAGTGCGGTCCCACTCGTTAATGACGATGGAGAACATATTGGCGGTTATGTTGGGTTTATGCGATCCATAGCTGCAGTAGTAAGACAATTCAAACCTACACGTTGTATAATTGTATTTGACGGCAAAGGAGGTTCTGCTAGAAGAAAGAAAATGCACTCTGGTTATAAAGAAGGTAGATCAATGTCTACTAGATTTAACAGACGAGAGGATGTTGGAGAGCAAACAGTAGAAGCTGAAATTGCTTCAATGCGTAGACAAATGGGTAGACTGTCTGAATATTTACAATGTCTACCAATGACGCTTATATCTATTGACAATATTGAAGCAGATGACACCATAGCTTATTTAACTACAGACGTCTTTCGTCCTAAAAATAGTGAAGTAATTATAATGTCAGACGATAAAGATTTCATTCAATTAATAGATGAGAAAGTTTCAGTATGGAGACCTGTACAGAAAAAATACTTCACGCCTAAAGAAGTTTTAGAAAAATTTGGCATTCCGTCACATAACTTTATACATTATAAAGTATTTATGGGAGATGGATCTGACAATATCAAAGGTATAAATGGTATTGGCATAAAGACATTACAGAGCAAGTTTCCGCTTTTGTTAGGAGGCGCAACAGTCAGTCTCGAAGAAGTTTTAGACTATTGTAGAGCTAGAAAAGATGAACATAAAGTATATAAAACAGTACTGGACAATGAAGCTGTTATGCGCCTTAACTGGCAATTAATGTCATTGGAAGAATTAGATATCTCAGGAAATTTCAAATTAATGATAGTGGATATGGCTAATCAGCCAATACCTAAATTGGATACTTTTAATTTTAAAAAGATGTTTATGTTGGATAAGGCATACACTGCAATTCCAAATGTAGATAGTTGGCTAGGAAGTAGTTTTAATACATTAGCAGCATTTAGTCAAAGATAATTTTGAAATACGAAAAGAATAATCTATATTTAACATATGTCAGATAAATTAAGCAATTACGGTCACGGGTTCCAGGTTAAAACTATATCTTCGCTATTAAGCAATAAAGCATTTTTGCAACAAGTGTCAGATATATTATTACCTGAGTTCTTTGAGTCCGAAGCAAATCAGTGGATAGTAGAGACTATCGTTAAATATTTTCACGAATATAAATCAGCACCTACCTTAGATGTATTTAAAATAAAAGTTCAAGAAGTTGATAGAGAGGTTGTTAAAACTTCAATTGTAGAATCTTTAAAAGACTCTTATAAATATCTAGAGTCAAATGACTTAGAGTTTGTGCAGGAAGAAGTTTTAGGTTTTTGTAAAAACCAATGTATTAAAAGAGCAATTCTAGATTCAGTAGAGTTACTTCGCAGAGGAGAGTATGATGCAATTAAAGCATCGATTGACTTAGCAATGAAAGCAGGTGCTGACAAAGAGATAGGTCATGAATATAATGAATCAGTTGCAGAAAGATATCAAGATAATATTAGATCGACTATACCTACTCCATGGCCAATTATCAATGACGTGTCAGACGGAGGGTTCGGTAAAGGAGAATTAATTGTGTTTGTAGCTCCTGCAGGTATTGGTAAGTCATGGGGCTTGATCAATGTAGGTGCTCATGCAATTAAGCAAGGATTAAATGTTGTTCATTATACTTTAGAATTAAATGCAGGTTATGTAGGGCAGCGGTATGATGCTGTATTAACAGGTATTGCAAATCAAAGTTTAAAGTATAATATTGATGAAGTTCAATCTACCGTAGACAAACTTAAAGGTAATTTAGTTATTAAATACTATCCAACTAAAACAGCTTCGTGTTCAACTCTTAGAGCTCATATTGAAAAAATGATTTTAGTTGGTAAGAAGCCAGACTTGGTAATTGTCGACTATGCTGATTTATTAAGAGGTGCAGTATCCAGAAAGGAAATGCGTCATGAATTAGAATCTATATATGAAGACTTACGTGGTATAGCCGGTGAGTATGAAGTTCCTTTATACACAGCATCGCAAGCAAATAGGTCTGCTTTAGAGGATGACATTATTGAAGCCGGTAAAATTTCAGAGTCTTATTCAAAAGTAATGATTGCTGACTTTGTGTTATCACTGTCAAGAAAGGTAACTGATAAGATAGCAGGCACTGGTAGATGGCATATCATTAAGAATCGTTTTGGTCCTGATGGTATTACACTTCCAAGTAAAATGAATATGTCTAATGGTCAGATACATATCTATGAGGAAACCTCCGTACAAGGAAAGGATACTAAGAAAGATATGGAAAACGGCGAGTCGTTATTGCGTAAAAGTTTATCACAAAAATATAAAGAAATCTCCGGAGATTCTTTGGGCTAACCAATAGTTATAAGCCCAGCCAGGGAAGTCAAACT